ACAAACCAGGACAATATTTGCCCTGAAATTCACAATATTTACATTCCCAATTATATACGGGAACATTTTCTGTACCAGGTTTAAGCATTTCCGCTTTACCCTGTATACTATCACTTGTTTCATTTAAGTCAGTCCAATAATTAAACGCTTCTTCAAGATATAGTTCACTAATCTTTTCTTCACGCATCATTGAATTGTCTTTATTATACCACATAATAGATAATCTTATATCAGTAATATCTTCTTCATTACCTAATCCTATCGCATAAGTAGCTAATTGTAATTCATAGTTCACACTTGGGTTCTTGTCTGGATTTCTACCAAACTTCATACGCCATTTCCAAGCTCCTGCTGTCTTTATATCGTATACATGAATCATTTCACCTTCTCTATTAATAACACCTACATCTAAGTGTCCTACTACATTAAGTTCAGGTATTTCTATTCTATGTTCTGTAACAACTTGTAATTCATCAGGTTTATCTGCTCTTTCTTGTATGTCGTAATCTTTCATCGCCTCTTCAAAATCAGCGTGTACAAGAGTTCCAAGTCTTAATAATCTAGCACTTTTTTCATCTAATGCTCCAACTTCTAAACCTTGTGTTCTATGTATTTGTTTTCTATAACAACTACCAGCACTACTAGCTGAGAACCAACCTAAATGGTCTTTGTATTTTTCACGATTCTCATCACTTTTCTTTTGCAAGTATTCGTTATATATTTTGGGTATATCTATCATTGATTCCTCCGTCTACAATATACGAATATTTCAGGTTATATGCAACACCTATTCAGGCTATACCAACCTTCTTAAATCATATAATAATTGATTATTATTTTGAGTATCTTCTAACACATACTTACCAAAGTTTGCTTCTTTGTGCTGTATTCTTTTAGTATCAATATCAAAACCTTCTTCTCTAAGTCTAAATATTATTGCACTTAGCCTTGTTGCACGATAATTCTCAAATGCATCTAAACTAGTAATACTACCATATTTTTTTAAGTGTCTTAATATTTTCAATGTCTTAGTGTCTTTACCAACTTTAAATCTTAACATAATATTTTAATCTCCTATATAAATATTTAATAAACTCCCAACAAACCAATGTTAATACTATTAATTGCCAATATTCAAATAATGTTAAACAACTATAATACATTATATCTGTATCAGCATCATACCAATATTCTACCATCATAACTCCTCCCTAAGGTTGAAATAACCACGGCTTAACTGGAAACCATAGTCTTGCTTTATTCTTTAAAGTACCATTTTTATTTATATCTTGATGAAATATATAATAATCTTTCTTCAACACAAATCTCGTATCAGTTTTAAATGGAATAACTTTAGTTTTAGGTATAAAATAATAAGGTCTACCATTTTGGTCTTCATGTAAAGCTAACCAAGATACTTTAGTAAACTTCTTATCCATTATTCTCCATATTTGATAACGTGGAATACTATGTATACTTTTATAATGCTTTCTAAACTCTTTAACTTCTTCAGTTACTACTACATTATCATCCCACATAATATGAAACTTTTTCATTGCATCTTCATAATAATTATTTGTAGTAATATGATATATATATTTATCATTAAACTTTACCATATAATATGTATTATTATGTCTATCTTTAGTTCTTCTTGCCCAAGCCATAGATTGTAATGCTGTATCATATCCATGACTTCCACTTTGTTTAAATGGTGCTAATAATTCTTTCATGTCTACCTCTTTTCTATTTTGATTTATTATATAAACATTAAAATACGTCTATAGTAGGATTTCGCATTGGGAAGCTATCCCCCTACAATACCTATAAGATACACCTGCGTCTTTTTGTTAGGTATCTTGAATAGCGTATAAGTTTGCTCAGCCATTTGACCATCGCCTTATTATTTGAATGTTCTTTTGGACACCCAATTGCCTCAAGGTGGATTATGCATAGTGTTACATTGTTATCCACTAATATAGCCGTATTCTAATTCTTGAAATTAAAGGGACAAGACGAGGTAAATGAAATATACTACTAACTGATATTAAGTAGAGTCCGCCCCTTAAATATTTAATCGTGTAATTCTAATAACATTCTTAGTGCTTCGATACGTATTTTTAAATCTTTATCAGTTATATTATTAATTAATAACCTACGCATTTTTAAATCACTCATAGATATTCCGTAGTATTGCTTATATAGTATTCTATAATCACTAAACAATCTATCTCTACGTTCATATCCTAATTCATAATAAGTCATATTTACCTCTTTTCTATTTATCTAGTTTATCTAATTTATCTAATGGCTACACTTATACATTAATGCCTGGATTTATATGTTCGATTTGTGCAAATATTTCATTCATCTTATACATACCATGATTGTAACTGACTATTTATTATGCATTCTAAATAGCACTATATAAGATTAGTCATGTTTCAGCGTTTGAACTCGCTTACGAATGCCCATAAGAGGTATAAGCTTCACCTAATTCTAGTTTATCCCCATGTTATACACATAATGTATATAAAAAGGGTATTTATCTACTACTTCTTCTTCTTTTAATATATAAGAGTAAAAACAATACAAAAAATGATATAAAAGGGTAGCTATTACACTACCCTCTCATACTTACGGAGTTACGGGAGCTACAACATTACCAGTAGTTACCTGTTGAAACAACTGAAAGCCCTGCTGAGCAGTAGCCATGTTATCTTCAATAGGTTTTAGTTTAGCAATAGTAACAGCTTGAATCATTTGCATGGCTTCAGCTGCTTTTAATGTACCATTGTAACTAGTGGCAGTAGATTGTAGAGTCACGTTGCCGAATCTATCACGCCTAGTCTTAAAGAACTGTGCGTTTAATGCTGTTTCTAATACTACATCGTAAGCTGCGTTACGTTGTGCTATAGCTGCATCATAGATAGGGTCTCCTGGTTTATAAGGCATACTCATAAATTCCTCCAGTACTGATTCTAAGTTAATCTTACATATCTATAACCCCATTAATGGGGGGCCCGTGTGCATATATAGGTGCATTTCAAAATCCTACAATTTTTTGTTGCAAATAACATGGGGTATACTTATATTATATAGAAACAAAGGAGTCTGTATGACGATAACTAGTAAAGATTTAAGTGGCAAACAAGCGTTAACTGGAGTAGCTAGAAAAGAAGCTGAAAAAGCTAAAATGAACGAAACGTTACTGCAAAAAGCTATAGCTCACATAGAATCTGAAAAGCGAAAAGCATCAGATAAGAATTTAAAGAAAAAGAAAGAACCAAAGAAAAAGAAATCTACATAATCTACTATTATCTACTAGTATCTGCAATAGCTACGTAGACTACTTGAAGATAAGGTGTTTTATGTATTATGTCAAGGAAAATGTATGGGTACATCAATAAATTGGTTAGCACGGTTATCACAAAAGGACCAGGAACGAATCTTGGGACATATTGAACGCTTGGTTAAGCTAGAAAGGAAGTTGTCTAAAGAAATCTTAGAAGATGAAGAGATGGCAATGGAATATGTTGAAAATGATGGCGATGCTGACGAAGGAGTTGGTAGTGTACCCATAGAAATCAATGGAAAAAAGTATTGGATTCACAAAGATGTTATGTTTTTAATAGAATCTTTACACAAACAATTAGCAAAACGTGGAAAGTAGAAAAATTAAACAAACAAGACATTACGTTTATGATACAAAAAAGGAGTTTTTAAAGGACCATCCCAAAGGGATACTTCACTCCGAATGGAGAGATGCTAAACAAAGTGATTGGGTAAAAAGTGATGATGGTCGTATTGTTCAACTCTTAAAGGTTTCAAAAAATCTATCGCATCCAAAAGATTCTAAAAATTATAAACAATCTAAAGGCTATGTAAGAACTATAGTTGGCACTTTTATCAACTCTAAGAAAACTTACATGGACACGGACTTCGAGAAACACCCAAATCGCTACACATTTAGCACCAAAATCAAGAATACTTCCAATAGAGTGAAGGAGAGGTCCAAATGTACGAACAGGGAGAAAATTTTCGCCACTAGCGTGGCAGTAGGAAAAGATGCTGTGAGTGCTTACATGAAAGCATTTACTGAGAAAAATCGTAACACAGCTAGAAAAAAAGCTGTAGTTTTACTTAAACAGGAGAGAGTAATGACTGAGATAGAAAAAACTTCAAAAGAAATAGCTAAGGAGCTAGGTATTGACCATTCATACATATTAGGTTCTTTAAAACAATTAGCTGATACAAGCGAAGACGAAAATATAGCGTTGCAATCCTTAAAAGAACTAGGAAAAGCAATTGGTACACTAGGTAATCAAGTTAAGAAAATAGAAACTGGAGTCGTAGGAATGTTTCAAGGGTTTAGCCCAGATGAAATAGAAGGAGCAACTAGAGCGATACTTCCAGAAACAACTTCCGAGGAGGAAATAAAATGATATGTCCACATTGTAGTAGTATGTTGACAAAAAAAGAAGGTAAAAAACGCAACAAAGACACTGTTAAACAACAATTTAGCTGTAAGTCTTGCGGGAAATGGTTTTCCATACCAATACCTTCTGATGTAAAAGAGTACGACAAGAAGCACATAGAACCAGGAAAATTATTCCAAGTAAAAAGCAATGAAAAACTACGAGTGCACGGATTAACCGATATACACGTAGGAGCACACGAGTTTGATTTGAAAAAATTTCAAGAGGCAATTAAAATTATATATGAAGACCCAAATGCACGATGGTTTGGTAATGGAGATATGATAGAACTGATTCCCCCTAATTATAACATAAATCAACGAGGACAGGCAATTCCACCAGAAGAGCAATATCTAAGCTTCTTAAAACTGGTACAACCCATACAGGATAAATGCCTATTTATAAGAGGAGGGAATCACGACTATCTAAGAAGTTTTAACATACTAGATTTTGATGTATGTAAGACTTTGGCAAGTGAAATGGATGTTCCATATTTTAGATTGCCTGGATACGCACAAATAACTATTGGCGAAAAAGATTGGTTTCTTGTTAGTGGACACGGAAAAAGTGGAGCTAAAAACGGAGACACAGAATTGGATAAAATGGCTTCGGTTTATTCTGATGGCGATGTATACTTTTTAGGACATAATCATCAGTTGTATTGTAAGCCAATTGATTCATTGACAATAGAAGACGGAGAAGAAAGTCTAAAACGAAAATGGTATGTAAGAGGAGGGTCGTTCCTCAGGTACGCAGACTATGCTCGTTATAGCTTCTATGGGATTCAACGTACGGGTTGGATTACTATGGAATTTACTAAAGATAGAATAAATTGCTGGGAGAACTAAAATGGCATACGGAACAGGAACTACAAAGAAAAAGAAAAAAAAGAAGAAAAAATAAATGAGAAGAAGAATATTTGGAACTTTTCAAAAGAAGGTTAAAAGAAAAAAGAAGACTAGACAAGGTATGGGAAAAAATACTAAATACTATACTAAAGAAAGTCCTAATTACAAAAAAAGAAAGGTAGGTCAAGGTGGCTAAAAGAAATAAACCTACATTGTCTAAACATGATTTAGTTAGAGGAATTAAAGAAATAACTATGCAAATACAAATGTTGCATCGCCATGTTATGATGATGGATAATGTTATCGACAAATACATTCGTATGAATGGACATGAAGATAAGTTAAAAAAATATATGGAAGATATATTAGAAAAAGAAAAAAATGCAAAAGATACAAAACATAAGCAAAGCGGAAGAAGCGCTACAATTAGCAAGTAAAGACATGATTGCATTCGGGAAGTTATTTCTTCCTGATGATTTTATGCGAAGTGAAACACCTCCATTTCATTACGAGATGGCTGATGCTATTGATAACCCAGAAGTAAAACAATTAGCGGTTATTTTGCCTCGTGGTCATGGAAAAACTGTGCTAACTAAATGCTCAATTATCAAAGATTTTGTTTTTTGCCCTAAAGACGATATGCTATTTTACGCATGGGTATCTGCTACGCAAAAACTTAGTACTGGTAATATGGATTATATTAAATACCATTTTGAATATAACGATAAAATAAAATATTACTTCGGTAATTTAAAGGGAAAAAAATGGACAGAAGAAGATGTGGAGTTGCAAAATGGATGTAAACTCATTAGTAAATCAAATGTTGCGGGTATTAGAGGAGGTGCTAAATTGCATAAAAGATACGACCTCATCATACTTGACGACTTCGAACACGAAGCAAATACTATTACGGCTGAAGCAAGGGCTAAAAACAGTAACCTTGTTACTGCTGTTGTTTATCCTGCTATTGAGCCTCATACTGGTCGTCTTAGGGTCAATGGTACTCCTGTGCACTTTGATAGCTTCATCAATAATCTTATCGTTAATTACGAACGTCAAGGAGAAAACCAAAAAGATTTTGCGTGGAGAGTAATTACTTATAAAGCTATATTGCCCGATGGCACTTCTTTGTGGCCTGGTTGGTTCCCTATAGAAAAACTAGAAGAAAAGAAAAAATTCTATCAAGATAGTGGAACGCCTTCTAAATTTTATCAAGAATATATGATGCAAGTACAATCTGAAGAAGATTCTATTTGGACACAAAAACATGTTAAATATTGGGAAGGGTATTATGAATATGACAACGAAGATAAAATAGGCTATATTATACAAGACGGAGAAAAAATTCCAGTTAACACATTTATAGGATGCGACCCTGCAACTGATATTGACACCAAAGAATCAGACTTTAGTGTTATAATGGTTATTGCAGTTGATGCAAATAATAATCGTTATGTTTTAGAATATGAAAGACATAGAAGTATTCCTACTTTAGGGGCAAAAGATAAAGATGGTAATATATTTGATAAAAAAGGAGTAGTAGATTATATCATAGAATTATATAAAAAGTATAATTGTAGTAGTGCAACAGTAGAGGATGTTGCTATGAATCGCAGTGTTTTTCAAGCTCTTAATGACGAAAGAAGAAGAATTAATCGTTATGATATTAGCGTAATTCCTGAAAAACCAGGAGGAACACAGAAAAGAAATAGGATTTATTCAGGTTTATCTGGCATTTTTAGTGTAGGTTCCTTATATTTTAGAGAAAATATGTTTGATTTAATTAACGAAATCATTACATTTGGACCAAGAATGGCTCATGATGATACAATTGAGGGACTATATTATGCTAATTTACACGCTTTTCCCCCTAATTATCAACAAAATGGGAATAAAAAAGAGCCAAAATGGTATAAACCTAAAAGAAAAGCTAAAAGTTGGATAACTGCTTAATGTGGGAATTATTTAAAGATAAAAACGAATACAATGAAAAGAATATCATAGGATTTCTTTCTTTTACGCTTATGTGCGTATTTGGGATTGTTGATTTAGCTATGGGAATTATAGGTATAGAACTTATGGTTAATGACTATATTTACAATTCATTTGTTTGGGTTACGCTTGGTTCATTTGGAATTTCAGCATCAGAAAAAACTTTTAAAAAATAGGAAATAATTATGCCACAAATAGGAAACAAAAAATATGGTTATGACGCAAAAGGAATGCAAGACTATGTTCAAGATATGAAAAAAAGACAATCAGAAGGAACTGACCCTTTTGTAAGTCTTGACAAAACGCAAGTAGCGAATTTGCAAAATTTTTTACAACATTACGGATATTATGAAGGTAAAATAGATAGCATACCAGGACCAAAAACAAAAAAAGCTTTTGGCAAATATGCACAACAAACTGATATACCCGTTCAATCAGAAGGAATGAGAGGAGCTGGTTTGTTTGGTAAAGATAAACAAGGTAATAAAAGAACTCCAGGTAAAGACTTAATGGATTACCTTAAAAGCTTACGTGATTAATGCCAAGTTTCGGAAAAAAATCACAAGAAAAATTAAATACTTGCGACCCAAGATTAATTGAACTATTTGAAAGAGTAGTTGAAGACTTTGACTGTACTGTTTTGCAAGGACATAGAGGTCAAGCAGAACAAGATGCATTATTTGTAGAAGGATTTAGTAAATTAAAATATCCAAAAGGAAATCATAACAAATACCCTTCATTGGCTGTAGATGTAGCTCCGTATCCTATAGATTGGAAAGATAGAGAGCGATTTACATATTTTGCTGGATTTGTAATGGGTATCGCAGCTTCAATGGGACTTAATATTCGTTGGGGTGGAGATTGGGATAGAGATAAAGATTTAAAAGATAATAACTTTGATGATTTACCACACTTTGAAATAAGGGATTAATATGGCTAAACGAGGAAGAAAAAATAAAGCTGATATAAATAAACATTTGTTTCAAAAGGCAAATAATTATTTTAGAAAAAAATGGTTTACCGATTCTCAAAAAAGTATGGACTTTTATTTAAATGAGCAATTGTCAGCAGAAGAATTAGAAGATTTACGTGAAGGAGGTATGCCAGATTTTATCATAAATCGTATTACTCCATCTATAGAAATAATGAAATATTTTGTAACTGCAAATAATCCTAAATGGCAAGCAGTAGGTGTAGAAGGTAGCGATTCTGATATTGCACATATTCATAGTATGATTGCTGAATATTGTTGGCATTTATCAAGCGGTAAAAGTTTGTTTAGCACAGTAATACAAGACGCATTAGTAAAAGGTCTTGGATTTTTTAGAATAGACGTAGACCCTAATGCTGATAATGGCGTAGGAGAAGTAAAATTTGACTCTATAGACCCTTATGATGTTTATGTAGACCCAGTTAGTAGAGATTTTTTATTTAGAGACGCAAGTTATATTATTGTTCAAAAAAACATTTCTAAAACAAGTTTAGTTAGATTGCTTCCACAATATAAAAGAAAAATTGTTAGAGCTACTGGTTCTACTGAAAGCAAACAATATTCACAAAGAGATATACATGAAGCTGAAAATATATTACCAGGAGATGTAGAAAATGAAGCTTGGACTTTAGAAGGAGAGCAAGATGAAATTCTAGATTTTTACGAAGTATATTCTAAAGAAAAAGTTGCTTTTGTAAATATATGGAGAAAAGAACCTCCTTCAAAAGAAGAATTACAAAAAATAGAAGAACAAGCAACTATAGAAGTAGAAAAATTAATCCAAGAATTAAATGTTCAATTACAAGAAAAACAAGTTGAATTAAATGCTTTAGTAGAAGAAGGAGAAATTTTACCCGAAAGAATGCAATTAGAATTGCAAAAGTTTCAAGAAGAAATGGCGGTTAAAATAGAAGAAACTAAAGCTATGATGCAAGCAGAATTAATAAGACAGCAAACTAGAACAATTCAAGAAACATTAAAAAAAGAACATTTTGAAAAATTACTAGATTCTGATACTTATGCAAAATCTATTGTAGATGTTATAGAGTTTTTTAAAACTCAAATAAAAGTTTGCGCTTCTGCTGGTGATATGTATTTGTATGAACAATTATTGCCAATAGAAGAATATCCTATTGTTCCAATTGTGTATAGTCATACGGGAACTCCTTTTCCTATGGGAGCGGTACTTCCTATGATAGGTAAGCAAAGAGAAATTAATAAAGCACATCAAATTATGCTTCACAATGCAAATCTTGCAAGTAATTTAAGATGGTTATATACCGAAGGAGCTATTGACGAAGAAGAATGGGAAAAATATTCAAGTTCTCCTGGAGCTATGTTAAAATACAGACAAGGGTTTGACACACCTACTGCAGTTCAACCTTTACCAATTAATAACGCTTTTTACACAGTAACTAGACAAGGTAAAGAAGATATAGAATACATTAGCGGTATATCATCAAGTATGCAAGGCGTTGGACAAGATAGTCATGAAACTTATCGTGGTATGTTAGCAATGGATGAATACGGAACAAGAAGAATTAGACAATGGGTAAATAATTGCGTAGAACCAGCATTAGAACATTTAGGAAAAATATTTAAAGAAATTGCTCAATTTACATATACAAGTCAAAAAATATTTAGAATTGTACAACCAGAAGCTGGCGCTGGAGAAGGCGAAGTAAACGAAGTGTCAATTAACATTCCTATATACAATGATTTTGGAGAAGTTATACAAAGATTTAATGACTATCAAACTGCTAAATTTGACGTAAGAATAGTTGCAGGCGCTACTCAACCAGTAAATAGATGGGCTTTACAAGATGAATATTTTAAATGGTTCCAAGCTGGTTTAATAGATGATATAGCAATGTTAGAACAAACTGACATAAGAAATAAAAAAGCATTAGTACAAAGAAAAAGTTTATACTCTCAATTACAACAACAAGTAGCTCAGTATGAAGAAACTATTAAAAATCAAGAAGGGGAAATACAAACCCTAGAAAGACAAGTAGTTCAATCTGGAATACAAGATAAAATAGTAGAGGGTGCAAAAGTCGTAGATAAAGAGTTGCATAAAACACAAGCGCATCAAGAAATATTAAGAGGGCAAATGAAAAATGCATTAGAAGCGACTAAAAAAGAATTAGCACTAGAAAAGAAAAATAATAGTGTTGATAATAAAGAAAAATAACTGTAAATTCAAAGGAGATACAGTATGAGTGAAATTACACAGGACAACCTACTTATGGATGATGCCGAAAGAGCAGAACAAGAAGTAGCCCCTATTGAGAACGATACTGTGGCTGAAGATTTTTTTTCTCAGCTTGATAAACAAGTCATGGGTGATGTAATATCCCAGCCAATAGAAGAAGCTCAAGAACAACAGACAACTTCCCCACAAGGGAACCCTGAAGTAGAGCAGGAGTCTACTCAAGAAGTAGACAATTTAGAAAAGAGATATAGCGATTCATCTCGTGAAGCTAAGAAACTTAATTCTCAGCTTAAAGAGATTGAACCATATATGCCTTTACTAAATGCAATGAAAGAAGACCCTAATTTAATTTCTCATGTTAGAAATTATTTTGAGGGTGGCGGCTCAGCTCCAACGAGTATAAAAGAGCAGCTTGGCGTAGACGAAAATTTCGTATTTGATTATGACGAAGCTTTGTCAGACCCTGGTTCTACTTCAGCAAAATTGTTTAATGCAACTGTTGATGGGGTGGTACAAAGAAGACTTGGAGATTTTGCTAAACAACAATCTATGCAATCTCAGAAAGCTTCTCAAGAAGCAGCTTTTAAACAAAAGCACGAAGTTTCTGAAGAAGATTATAGTGATTTGATGGATTATGCAAAATCGCATAAGCTAACATTAGAAGATGTTTACTACTTAAAGAATAGAGATAATCGTGATGCTAGAATAGCAGAAGGTGCTCGTCAAGAAGTAGCAAATCAAATGAAAAATGTTAGACAAATGCCTACAAGTGTTGCTTCGGTAGGGAATGCACAAAAAGAAGAAAAATCAATGGATGATGTCGTTTTTGACAAGTTGTTATCTCAAGGTGCAGGGCTAGATGAGTTAATGTAAATAAACAACCCCTAGGAGGGAAATATGCCTAATACACCTTTAGCATTGTCAACTTCTACTGGGTTAACTGAAAAGGGAAGAATTGTTGGCGGAGTTAACGCTAATACTTTTTCTACTGGAGATTTACGTAGAAGGTATGATTTTGGTGATAGGTTTTCAGAACTAGCACTATCTCAGACACCGTTCTTTAGACTTGTTTCTACAATGGCTAAAAAACCTACGGATGACCCGACTTTTAAGTTTACCGAGAAGAGACAATCATTCATGAAGCGCTATGCTTACGTAGTTGGATGGAAACACGGTTCTACCGTGAAAATTACTGGAGCACAATGTGCTGTAGTAAAAGAATCTGACGACACAGCTTTATCGCTTGGTGGAGAAGTAAAACTATATATGTGTACTGATTATTTCAGTGCAGGTAACATTCAAAACGTTCAAGGACAATCAAACGGAGCAATTGAAGTTGGAAAACCAGGTACAAGACCACAGTTCTTCCAACCAAATCAAATCGTTAAAGTTCCTATGAGTAACGTAGACGGCGGAGGAGCAGTATCAGATTATATGTTAGTGCGAATCACAGCTGTAGACATAACAGAAACCCTTGACCTTTCAGCAAGTTCAGGAACTGGAGTAGCATCTTCAGAACCAGCTCTTATTACTGGTAAAGTTCTAAGAATGCCAGGAAGTAGCTTAGAGTTAGCTTCATTTAGTGGTGATAAACCACAATGTGCAGCTTACGATAAAGATATTGCTGAACTATTAGAAGGTAGACGTTCATACATCGTAGGTACATCTTACGGTGAAGGTTCTTCATTACTTGGAGAGTCTTGGAAAGATAACCCATACTCAACTGGTTACGGACAAACTCAAATCTTTAGAAGCGAGTTTGGTATGACTAATACTGCTAGAGCAACAGCTCTTAAATACGAACCAAATGAGTGGGCTAGAACATGGAAAGATAAACTTATTGAGCACAAATGGGACATTGAATGGGCTGGATTATTCAGTTCACAAGTCGCAGACTCAAGTGTAAACCACACTCAAGGTGCAATTGATTACATCTTGAATTTTGGTAACATCTTTACATTAGACTTAGCTTCAAAATCTATTGATGACTTCTTACAAGATATGTCACAATATTTTGACCCTAGATACAATCAAGACGGAGCAACAGTATTCTTATGTAGTACTGCTGTGTACACTTGGTTGCACAAACTAGGTGGGTTCTTTAAGAATAACATTGCTGTTGGCGATAATGGTAATAACTTTAATCGCTTCCAAGCAGACTTAGCCGTTACTGGTAGAAAGAAAGTAATGGGATTAGACGTGACAGAAATACAAACAGTGTACGGTAAAATGAACGTAGCTAGATGTATTGCCTTAGATGGTTCACACGTTAAAATCGCTGCTATCAACATGAACAATGTTTCTTACAGACCACTAGTTGGTAATGGAGTTAATAGAGACACTTCTATTTATGTCGGAGTTCAGAACTTAGAGAACACTGGTGTAGATAAAAGAGTCGATATGATTCTAACTGAAGCTGGTTTTGAGTATAAGATGCCAGAATCACACGCTATTTGGAAATAATCTAAATAGTTAATTTGCATTGGGTCCTTGTAGGTTCTTTACCTCCTTTCTCCCTACGGGGACCTGGATGCATACGGAGAATAGATATGAAATTATGGGAAAAAGTAAATAATATAACTGGAAACGATACTAAAGCTAGATTTTTAGTAGAGTATGTTAATGCTGGAGCTAAATTTATATTAGCATCATTACCTGAAAAGTTTTTATGGACTATTGCTTCTGAAGTAGAAGTTAATGGATTTGATACTGCTGGTTCTAGTGTTATAGGAAGTGGCTCTTCTTTAGCTTACGATAAAATTTTAGCAGTATATCGTTTTGATAGCGGTAAAAAAAGAATAGCTCAAGAAGCTCCTGATAATAGTATACATATATTTGACGAAGCGTCTAGTTTGTTAACGGCTACTGAAATGTTTCCAAAATATTATAAACTAAGTGGTAAAATTTATATTAAACCAGACCCTGATTATAATGCACATAAGGGGAGTGGTAATGCATTTCAACACGCATATACCAATCTTGATGGAGCTACTGTAACAGTAGATTCTGAACAAGGTGATAAAGGAGTGATTGTTTATTCGGCTCCCCCAATTATTGACGAGAATACAGATGATTGGATTCTTACAGAATATGAAAATATAGCTATATTATATGCTTGTTCATTAGATTACATGAGATTATCCGCTTATTATAGAGGATTGTGTAAAACTGAAATAGATAAAATATTTTCTACAACAATAGAATCTTTTTCTAGCACACTACCTTCTAATTATCCAGTATTTAATTTTAGTGAAAACGTACCTAGTAAATTCAATTTAAGTAAAACTATTCCACAATTTGTATTTAACAAAGATTTGCCTACAAATGTTAGTTTAACTAAATCTTTACCAAATAGTATTTCTATCACAAATCCTTTGCCAAGTGCAATAAATGTTTCAAAAAGTTTAGGTTCAGATTTTAATCCAGGATTATCATTGCCTAATTATAATGCAGAATCTATTGTATTAAATGCTTCTGAAGTGTTTGGAGATATAAATAATGCTGAATCAATATTAGAAAGTGGTTTTACTTCAGGAGATGCTGGAGCAAATAAAGTAAGTAAATCAGCTATACATTGGTTAGAAGACGAAGACCCAGAAATGGCAAACGCTACAACTAATGTTTTACAAGCTGAATTGGCATTAGGGCGTGAGAGATTAATAACTGAAAAAACAAAATTGGAAGAATTTGGAGCAAAAGTAGACCAAAATAGAGCAAACTTTACAAGCAATTTAGAAAAATATTCAAGTGAAGTTCAAAGAGAAGCAACAAGAGTAAATACTTTTATAGCTAATTATCAAGCTGATTTACAAAAAGAAATACAAAGAGTTAATACAGAAGTTTCTAAATACCAATCTGAATTGCAAAAAGAAACTCAAAAATTTAATGGAGATATTGCTTCTTATCAAGCTGAATTAACTAAAGAACAAGCTAACAAAAACATAGATTTACAAAATTATACAGCTGATTTAAATAGAGCGGTTCAAAAATATCAAAATGAATTGGCTTCATATACATCTGAAATACAAAAAGAACAACTTAGAATTGCTTCTGATTTACAAGTTCATGGAGCTAAATTAAACGAAGCTAATATTAAATATCAAGCTGATGCTCTTAAATTTAATTCAGAAATGACCAAAGCAAATGCTTATTTACAAGAAAGTGGAATAAGACTTCAAACAGCAAGTGCTTACACTCAAAAAAGTAGAGATAGCGTACAAAGTTCTCAGTTGTTTTTAGCTAGAGCGGTAGGAGAGTTACAAGCTGTTACAGGTGCTATAACTGCTCCAGAACAACAACAACAATCACAAAGAAGAGAGCAAGGAGCTACATCATGACAATTTTAGAGTTAATGGAAAGAGCAAATACAAGAGAAACTAAATTAGTTATTGCTTATGTAAAAGATGCTATAAATAAAATGCAATCATCAAATGAAATTACTACAACAAGCGCTAAACAAAATATAGTTAAAAATCAAAGAGATTATAATTTGCCTGCTGACTTAATTGCCATTAAACATATTAGTGTTTTAGATACTGAAGATGATAACAAGTATAAAATTATTAGAAGATTAGCAAGTGAACCATTAGTTAGTGAGGACACAAATCCATGAGTTATGACACAGATAGAACTTATGCTTATATACAAAGCGGAAAAAAATTAAGACTTTATAAAATTAGAAGAAGTTCTGGTAGAATTATTGATAATCAAGGTAGAGTTAAAGGTGGAGAATTTGATGATATTATATATCCAGATGAAGCAATTACTTCAGGATTAAGAGTAGAATATACAGCTATAGTAGACCCTTTTGTAGATAAAGACCCTGAAGCTACTGCAGTAGGTAATTTAACTACAGTATCTTCTCCAACCGAATCTACTCATATAAATTTAAATAGAATGTTAAGTCTAGCAGTTGTAGATTATGTACGTGCTATGATGGCTGAAAGAATGGGAGATTTAGAAAGAAAAGAGTATTATTTAAGAGAATTTCATAAAAAGGTTGCTGACAATGAAAGCAACAGAAACAAAATGTACATCGCAAATACGATAAAAACGTATGCGGTAAAATAGGGGAATATAATGGCAAGAATAGATTATGCAACAAGCGTATCAGTAATACAAAGTACTACATTAGAAGGAAATACGGTAGAAGCTATTGACGCTGAAATTGGTAGAAGTTTAGGTGGAGGAAACTCTAGTTTAACTTGGGCTGGTTCAGATATTGATGCTTGGGCTGGTGGAGTTATGACACATATAGAAGCAAGTACTACTCCAGTTGCAGTAGCAGCTAATGGAGATGATGGTGTTTGGATAAAACATACTGGTTTAGAATATATAAGTGCAGCTCCTCATTTGGGTACAGTAGCTAATAATGATGCTGTAACTATAAAGTTAGCTTCAACAAATCTTTGTACACTTAATAGCGGAGATTGTATTTTTATACCAAAACCTTTAGGAACTATTAATGTAGTTGGAGCAGACGATACTGGTCCAGCAATTGAATACGCAAAATTAACTTAACAGGAGAAGAACATGGCAAAAGGACTTAATGATTACGCAGTACAAGAGAGTGTAGCTCCATATATCAAGGCAGTCGTTGCAACACAAAGCGACCAAGATGCATGTAGAGCAGTTCATATGAAAGGGACAGCAGCAAATGTTACCTTAACGGTAAATGGAGCTGATGTAGTATTTCATTTATTAAAAGGACATACATACCCAATTTGTGCAACAAAAAGTAGTTCAACAGATGTAATACTTTTATATTAGGAGTATATAATGATTACCGCAGAACAATATCAAGATATACAAATAATGCAAAATACTGATTTTGAAAATACTATAACATTTGAAGCGCCACATGATACTGGTGATTATGATTATAGAGTAATAATAGCTAAAGATTTCTCTTCAGCTGCTGATATTACATTAACTGTAGGTGCTGGATTAACTAAAACAAGTGCTACAGTTTTAACTATGACAATAGCAGATACAGTTACAGATGACTTAGTTGATAATTATGAAGGTGTTTGGGAATTAGTATCTAAAAAAACTAGTGGTGGTAAATTAACAAGAGAAATACAAGGCGATGTTGTAGTTTCTCCTGGATTGGTAACGGCTTGGTAATGGCTATTAGCGCAAAAGTATCAACTCCTGTAGAAGTTAAGACTAATGTTGACAATCAAAGTGTTAACAAGTCCGTAGGCGTACAAAATGCGTCTAAAACCGATGATACATTTACAATTAATGCTACTGAAATACCTATATCACTTACAGGCTCAAATGAAAAGAATTTGCAAAGTGCGGTACAAGCAAATACAAATGCAACTGGAGTAGTTACTGATTCTAATGTAACAACTTCAGATTTAACAAAATTAAAAGATATTACGGCTACTGCTTCTGAATTGAATCAGTTAGACGATAAAGTAATAGGGGGAACAAATAACGATGATATTGTGGACGTAAGTTCTAATCAAACGTTATCAGGAAAAATAATAATAAGTGATACTTACACTTAATAAAAGGTAAAATAAAATGGCGAATACATTTCAAATAAAACGACATAATAGTAACACTAATAGTAGTGCCCCTGGAAGTTTAGCAAATGGTGAGTTAGCATTAAATCAAGCGTCTAAAAAGTTATTTGTTGGAAGACATAATAATTCAAGCGTAGAGGTTTTTCACTTACCTACATTGCAAGATTTAACTTATGGTGCTGGTATTAGCGGTACAGTAGCTTCTGGCTCAAACGACAATGCATCTACAATAGCGGTAGATTTAACTGACTCTAACATTTTTGCATCAACAAGTGCAAAAGGTATTGCTTCGTTTGCAAGTGCAGATTTTTCAGTATCTAGTGGAGTAGTATCTATTGGTTCAATAGGAACTTCGCAAATTGATGATGATGCTATTACTGCAGCTAAAATTGACGATAATGTAATTAATAGTCAACATTACGCAGCTGATTCTATAGACGCTGAACATTATGCTCCTAATTCTGTGAATAATGATGCTTTAGCTGATAATTCAGTTCAATCATCAAACATAGTCAATGGAACTATTGTTAATGCAGATATAGCTGACAATACTATTTCAGCTGATAAGCTAGTGCATGATATGACGCTCCCTGGAAATATAACATCTGGTGGTAATCTTACAGTTACTGGTAATTTAACAGTACAAGGTGATACTACTACTTTAAATACAGCAACATTAACTGTAGAAGATAAAGAAGTTATTATTGCAAGTGGTGCAACTAATTCAGCTGAAGCAGACGGCGCAGGTATTAAAGTTGCGGGAGTAAATGCAACATTATTGTATGACGATACTGGAACTCAATGGGAAATGAATAAACCCCTAGAGATTACTGGTACATTAGCGGTATCTAGCACATCTACATTTACTGGAGCTATTACAGCATCAGGTGGATTTACTAATACTACTTTTGATTGTGGTACTTATTAATAGAGGGTTGAGTGGCAAATATAATAAAAATTAAGCGTGGTTCTGGCGTACCTGGAACTTCAGATTTAGCTCATTACGAGTTAGGTTATAGAACTGGTACACAAGAATTATATGTTAACGATGGCGGACAAATTCGTCAACTAGGTGGTGCATCTGGAGGCGGAGATATAACAGCAGTAGTGGCTGGAACAGGATTATCTGGAGGAGCAACTAGTGGTGACGCTACTTTAAATATAGATTCAACAGTAGCTACACTTACTGGCTCTCAAACACTTACTAACAAAACTATAGCAAGTCCTACTTTTACTGGAGATATATTATTTAATGATGCTTCAACTCCAAAACTTACTATAACAGATACAACAAATACTGTTAAAACTGAAATTAGGTCACAGGACTCGACTGGATATATTGGAACAACATCAGACCATAATCTTGGTATTATAAGAAATGGTGTAGGACAAATTACTCTTTTTGGTGCATACACAATGCATAACAATGGTGGTAATGATATAGATTTTAGAGCAAAAGATAGTAGTGGCAATGTAGTATTTAAAGTAGATGCTGGAGATTCAAAAACACATATTACAACTTTATTATTAGATAGTGTAAGTGTTAGTGCAATTCAAAGTAGTGGAGAATCTTTTGCAGACAATGATACTTCTTTAATGACTTCTGCTGCAATACAAGATAAAATTACTTCTTATGGTTATATAACTTCAGACACAACTCTTTCTACTGAACAAGTACAAGACATTGCTGGTGGTATGTTTTCAAGCAATACAGAAACTGGTATTACTGCAGGATATGTAGATGGCGATGGAACTATTGATTTAACGGTAAATTATTTACCAGCAACAGATGATAGAGATGTAAAACCAAACGCAATAACTACTTCTGGTGTAAAACAAGTAAGAGCATACTTCACTACATTAGAGGGTTTAACTGGTAGTTCTGGTAGTGATTATCAAGATTTATTAGTATTAGATACTTATTCAGATGGTACTGGTGGAGATATGAATGCTTTAGCATTTGATAAAAGTACTCACAATATTTATCACTATTTAGCAGACCAAAGTGATTCAACTTGGGGAACTGCAAAAAGAATAGCTTATATAGAAAACGGTTCTAACAATAGGGTAATGACTGCAACAGATTCTTCTACAGTAAGAGGAGAAGCCAATCTTACTTTTGATGGAAGCACATTAAATTTAGGTGGTGTTTTAACAGTAACTGAGGGAAGTGGA